AATTAGAAGAATTGATAAAGGAGGCATTTGACAAATGGAATATGTAGAAGAATTGATAAAAAGAACAAAAATATTTTCTACTTTAGAAGAGGCCTATCATTTAGAAAATGAAATATTAGAGTTTCTAAATAGTGAAGATACACCTTCAGAACAAAAACAAAGATTAAAAAGTGAAGGTTTTATAGAAATGGTGGCTATTGCTTCAGATGGTTATAAATTTGATAATAAATTAGAACATTATAGTCCAGACAATCAAAGTACTAGTAAATAGTGCTTTTTTTATTGTTTGAAAGGAGTGAGAGAATGAAAAAATTAGAATGTTTGATTAGTGTGCCTGATAAATACACTAAAAAAGAATATGTAATAGGTGAAATCTATGAGTTTGAAGATGAAAGAGCAGAAGAAATACTATCAGCAAGAACAAAAGTAACAGGTGAACCATATTTTCAAGAATATGTAGAGCCAATTCAGGAAGAACCAATAGAAGAAATAGATTTACCTGAACTAGACATAGAAGAAATAGAAGAAAAGCCTAAAAAGAAAAGAAAAAAGAAAGATAATCAAGACACTAATGAATAGTGTCTTTTTTTATAACGTGGGATCTAGTGTGAAAGGGTGGTGCAATTCCACCTCCTACGACCTAATTAATGATAATTAAGCACTGTAAACACCTTAATAGGAGTGGTGCTTTTTTATAGGTGTGGCATAGCAACGTTAGGACTAGCAAAAAATATTAATTCAGGTGGAGATACCACGTAAAAAATCGTAGAAGGAGATATTTATGAAAAGAGATTTTCTAGAAAAGTTATTGGAGCTAATTGAAGATGAATCTAGCAGAAAAGACATAATTGACAAGATTATGGATGAGAATGGGAAATCAATTAATGCTAGTAAATCAGAAGTAGCAAGATTAACAGAAGAATTAGGATTGAGAGATAAGGAAAAAGCAGAATCTGACAGCCTAATTGAAAAACTACAAAATTCTAATTTAGATGCAGAGAGTATTCAAAAGGAATTAGCAGAATACAAAGATAGAGCAGAAAAATTAGAACAAGAAAATACTGAATTAAAAATTGATTCAGCATTAAAATTTGCATTGCAAGATGCAAAAGTAACAAACGTGGATTATATAGCATTTAAAATCAATCAAGAATTAAAAGCTAATGAAAAGACATTGGAATTAGATGAAAATGGACATATCAAAGGCATTAATGAAATGATTGATGCACAAAAGAAAGCAGAACCAACATTCTTTCAAGTAGAAACAAAGAAAGAAGTTGATGTAAAAGATTTAGGTAAGCCACAAGAGGAACAAAAGGCAGAACCTGATAATTTACTAGATGCTTTACAACAACATTATAATCCAAACACAACTATTTAATTTTTTTTAATTATGAGGAGGATATAATATGATACTATTAAAAAATTTAACAGTAGGACAAGATGACAAAGTTTATGAAAAAGTAGTAGAGAAATTTATTAGAGAAAGTGAAATTTTAGAGTTTTTACAATTTGATGATACAGTTTCTCCAAGTGGTAAGGGGTCAACAATGGTTTACTCTTATACACAAGAAAAATTACCATCAATGGCATCATTCAGAGCTTTAGGGCAAGAATATACACCAAATGAAGGAACTATCGAAGATAAATCAGTTAAATTAAAAATCTTTGGTGGAGCTTTTGAAATTGATCGTGTAATTAAGACAATTGAAGGAAAATTAGAAAACATGCAAAGACAAATTGATTTAAAAACAGTTGCAGCAGTTCAATTATTCCATGACAAAATGATTAATGGTGATATAGCTACAGATGAATTAGAATTTGATGGATTAGATAAGATGTTAGTAGGTACTGAAAATGAAATGAATACAGATGCTTATTTAGATTTATCTAATATTGAAAAATTAAAAGAAAATGCAGACCAATTCTATGAAATGTTAACTAACTTAATTAACAGCACAAAAGCAGATGCTATTATGTGTAATAAAGATATGAAAACTAAAATTCAAACAGTTGCAAGAATTTTAGGATATAAAACAGAAAGTGAAGAAGCATTTGGTAGAACTGTAACATCAATTGGACCTGTTAGAATTGTTGACTTAAAGAACAAATATTCAGTAACAGGTGAAGGTGATGAAGCAGTAGCAACAAAAGAACCAATCATTGGTTTAAAATCAAGAAATGTTGGTGGTTCTCAAGTTACTGGATTAACTGACATTTATGCAGTTCACTTTGATATTGATGAAGGATTCCATGGTGCATCTGTACATGGTGATAAAGTAATCAGCACTTATTTACCAGACTTTACTACACCAGGAGCAGTTAAAAAAGGTGAAGTTGAAATGGTAGCTGCACCAGTATTAAAGAATACACAAAATGCAGGTGTATTAAGAAACATAAAAATTGCTTAATTGAAAGGAGCTATAACATATGGCAAAGAAAAATGAAGAATTAAAACAAAATGTTGAAAATGAAGAATTAAAAGATACAGTTGATACAAAAGAATTAGAAGAATTAAAAGCTGAATTAGAAAAAATGAAAGCTGAAAATGAAGAATTAAAAGAAAACCAAGAAAAACGTGGTGCATATAAAAAAGGTTCTTACATGGTATATACACCAGTTAAAAATTTCAATGGTATTGTAGCAGGTGTTCAATTTGCTTATGGTAAGGCTAATATTCAAAAAGGTTGGATTTTAGACTGGTTTAAAGAAAGAGGCTACAAAGTAGAAGAAGTGAAATAGCAGTATCACTTCTTCTTTTTGTTTATAAAGAGGTGATAGTATGTTAATTTCAGTTTCTAAATTAAAAGAAATAAATGATTTTAAAGAAATTGCAGAAGATGAGCTAAAAAGAGAAATAAAAGCTGTAGAAAAAGCAATCAGATCACATACACATAATAATTTCCAAAATAGATTAGTTAGAACAAGTGGTAGTTCTGAAAATAATAAAATAAAATGCAAAAGTCCATTTTTTGAAGTTGGAGATACTGTAGAGATAAGTCAGTCAGTAAATAAAGGGCTGTATGTAATTGAAAGTATTGAAGATGGATATATAACACTAGATAGCAAGATATATGATTTTGGGTATAATCTAGTAACTAAAATAGAATATCCTGAAGACATTATTTCAGGTGCTATAGACCTTTTAAAATGGAAATATAGTCCTGAAGCTATCAAGAGTAGAAATGGTGTAGCAAGTGAAAGTGAAACAATATCACGACATTCACAATCAACTACATATAAAAACTATGATTCTAACAATACTATTAATGGTTATCCAGCAGAATTATTTGGTTTTTGTAAACCATATATAAAGGCTAGGTTTTAACTATGGGTAAAATAGGTGGAAATATAGATTTGATATTAAAGGTGGAAGGTTCATATAAGAAAAATAAAATAGGTGAAAATACACCTGTTTTAGTGGATTATTTCACCTTACATGGCTTTTTAGATATGGCTAGTACAAATACCACTCATTCAACATATAATGCCAAAATACAGGATTCTACACACTATTTTATATGTGATTATGTAGAACTACCTACATTCAAAGATTCAAATGGTTTAGAAAGAAAACCAATGATTGATGAATTAAAGGCTGTATGCAATGGTAAAGAATATGATGTTTTATGGATTGATGATCCTATGGAATTGCATAAACACTTGGAAATATATTTAGAATATATAGGTGTTTAACATGGCTAATAGTTATGTTCAGTTCAAAGATAATAGAGTAAAGATTAAAGAGGCATTAAATAAAAGGGCAGTAGCTTTTTTGTATGAGGCCAAGGATTCTCTAATATCACAAACTCAAAGAAATACACCTACAGTATCAGGACAATTAAAAAGGTCATTTGATAGTGATAGTTATGTAGATGAAGAAGAACTAATAGCATACATTGGTTCGACTTTGGAACAAGCACTTTGGGTAGAAATGGGAACTGGTGAATATGCAGTTAATGGTGATGGCCGAAAAGGTGGTTGGTATGTTTGTGCTGACAGCTTGGATTCAAGAACAATTGGATTATTTAATTATAAATATAAATTTCCTATCAAGTATGGGAAAAATGGGAAAGTATTTTATTTCATAGAAGGAACTAAACCTAGAAGAATGTTATATAAAGCATATCAAAGTAAGAAAAACAAAATACAGCAACAAGCTGCAATGATATATAAGGAGATGAATAATATATGATAAAAGTTTTAGAAGTAATGTCAGAGTTAATGGATGAATTAGGCCTTAATTATGACTATGAAAATTTAAAGAAGACATTATCCTATCCTTATGTCATTGGTGAGTATTTTGACAATTACTATGATTATGAAACTAATTGTTCTGAAGGTGAATTTCTACTGACTTTATGGGATAGAGATATTTCCAGTATGAATATAATTGGTTTAAATGAAAAAATCAAAAACAAATTTAAAGAATTAAGAGTTATTAAAGATGGTACTTCCATCTTTTTTAGTTATGCAAATTCTTTACCTGAACAACAAGGGGTAAATGATTTGAAAAAACAAGAAA